CAATGGCTCCGATCGGGCCGCCCGCCATGCCGCCAACCGCTAGGCCGCCTATTGCGTTAGTGGCAGCGCTCGCCAGCATCGCGTTACTGTTGATAGCGTTTATCTGCTGCGAGGTTTCAACACCTGCGCGCGTACTTTGCAGGCCGGTTGCAATAGCGCTTTGCGACTGATCATAAGACAAATTGGCCGCCGCCATCGCCTTCTGGTTCGACCAATCGGCTGCCGCATATTGATAGGCGCGACTATTGACGTTTTGCGCCATAAATGCGAGATATGAATTATTGACTACGGAAAACGTAGGATAGTTGGTAAATATCAATGCGTTGTCGAGGAAGTCACCGGGGAGCAGCGTACACGACAACGTAGGCAACTCGTCGCTGCGCCCTAGTAGTTTAGCGTCCCATGTGCTTCCATCGTCACCGACCCCGTTATAGCCGCTCATGAAAACGGCCATCGTCGAATAAGGCGGCGTGCAGGTGGTCAACTTGGCAAATGATAGCTGCCACTTGCCATCTTTATACGACGTGCGCAAGCCCTCGGGTTTGAAAAGAATGTTTTGGCCTGCGTCATCGGTGAGCAGTACGGCACAATACGGGTATGTGTATAGTTTCGTTAGCTGCGCGTAACGCGAGGGTATTTTGAAATACGCCGGGTCAATCGTAAAATCATACGTGCCGGTTCGGTCTAGCTTATACGCGTTTACGCGGAAGATCGTCACACCGGAAACCGTGACGGGTTGTCCTAGCGGTATCATATCTTTGGGCATAGCCGACAATGTTTGAATGCATTGCGACACCCACGGGAAACCGGATAACGCGCTCATAAGTTCGACGTACGTGGCACCGGGGCAGGCATACACGCACGCGCCGCTTGGCACGTCATCGGCTAGGCCGCCTTTTGACGTGGTGAGTTTAGGAGCCGCCAGCGTTCCGAAATCGCTTGTAAGATCGGCAGTGCAGCTAAACACAACATAAAGCGGGTTTGTCTCGCTTTGAAACGACTGATGACGTGAGCGCGTCATTACGTAGTCGCTGCCGATGTCCATACCTTCGGGGACTAACAATCCTTGCGTGTTAGTCGGATACCCTAGAAACTCGTCAACGGTAGGCGTGTTTTTAACGGCGTAATGGCCGCGCTCTATGTAGCATTCGCCGAACTGCACGTCGTTAATGTACGTAGTCCACACGTCAAGCTGTACCGTTAGCTTGGTAGCGTTTGGCGCGTCGGACTGCATAGAGGTAATGAAATAGTAATATTCGCGGCGTGCGTCAGCCTGCTCGCCGGGAACAGGCATAAGTGGCGATTGCACGCGCAAATAGTTATATTTGTTAGCTGTATTAAACGGTGTATTGATGGTGACGGGGTAGCCATATTTCAAATAGAATTTAGTAGTTATCCGGGTTTGCACGGTTGCCAGATTATCAAACCACGAATTGCGCGCGGCATTGTCGGCGAATTTTACAACGTCGCGGTATGAGAAGTCCCACGGAACATTGCACAATGTAATGATTGTATCCTTGTCCCATAGGTCATAATTAAATTCATTTTCGTATTGATAAAGGTTTTCAGGCAAACCCGGATAGCTGCTATTCGACATGTTACCTCACAATGGGCGCGGGTTTTACGCCGCGCCCTTACAGAAGGGTTTACAGAATTTCGGGTGTGTCGCTTGCATCTTCTTCAAGCGTGTTAACGGCCTGCTCGCCTGCACCCAATGCGAACTCTTTGGTTGCGGTAATCGGCGTTTGCGTAGCTACGTCGGTGCTTGGGTCGATGTATGACAACGTAGCTTTTACGGTTACTTTCGAAGCCGTCTCGTTCGGGTCAACGTGCAAGAGACCATCATTCGTGACGAACGTATGAGGTGCGAGCGCCTTATCACTTGCAACGATTTCAAGGTAGGAACCGTCCGGTACATGAACGCCCTTGAATTCTGGGTTAACGGTGCCAGTCACGGCGACGGCGAGCTGCGTGTTTTCGCCATACGGGGCGAACGTAGGTTTAACGCCGTCAACGGTTGCGTAGTCGAGCGTGGCACTTACCACGTTCACGGTTACCGTAGTAAGCCCGGTGCCGGTATTCGTGGTGAACAATACCGCGTTTGCCATCGGTGACACGCTCATGATGCCCTGATGGTGCAAATAGTAATTCGTCGAAAGCGTTTGCGGGTTGTAGAACGACGTGTTTTCATATACCGTATCGCGACACTGAAACCAGCTGCGGTCTGTGAGAAGCGCCTGCGCACCTTCTATGGGGAACTCATCCACTACGCTTTTAACGGTTTGAAGTTCGGCTTTTTCGAGATGGAACAGGGTGGCCAATCCGTCAACGTCAAGCGCTGCGTCAACTTCGGGCGTAACCATCAAGAGCAGGTCGGAAGGCTCGGAAAATACCGGCAGGCCGTAAGCGTTATAGAGCGTCTTCAGGAATTTCATACGACCGACGTAAGTTCGGACAAGGCGCAAAAGCTTACGCGCTGCGCGCTCCGGGTCGCTGCCTGTTCCCTCGTCCATCACGTCGGGTGCGTTCACCTTGTAAAAGCCCCATTTGGCTTCATACTCGGCGATAAGGTTCATCATGGTCTGATACTCCGAGAGCTGATCGGAGTTCAAAGGAACGTCCATAATCGAGTTCACAAAGTTATTCAAACCGTACTCGGACAAGAACGCGCGGCGAAGTTCCATCTCGTTTACCGTGATATCAAAGCGCCATTCAAAATCACGATGATGAAATGCGCTCACATATTCGGGTGCGTTGGTTTCAAGCAGGCTCAACGCATTAGGATCGTAGGTCTTGGGCTTGATCAGCTTGGGAGCCACTTCTTCAATCGTGTTACCCCACATCATCATTCCTGATTTGTACGGGGCAAGCGGGTTCTCCCAACGGCGGGAGCGAACCACCACGTCGCCGAAGCGATTCACGAGAGTGTCCACGAACTCGTTCCAATAGGGACGCGCGCCGGGGTTTTGAAAAAATTCGATTGTCTGGGCAATATTGCCCTGCGTCACGTTGGGTACATTTTGCTGATAACCGGTCGAACCGTTCAGCCAGATTTTCCCTAGAATAGTGCTATTGGTTTCTGCCATTATTCATCTCGCTTTCTGCTCAAGTCCAAATCTTCAATAGGACGGGTGTCCTCGTCCTCGCCTTCCTCGTTTGCGCCGCCTAAATCGTCGGCAGGGTCATTGCCTTCAAGTTCGCCTGCATCGGCAGATACCGCGCCGCCGGCCATGATAAGGGCATAATTTTTGTCAAGCAGCTTGTCGTACTTGGTGCGCAAATCGTCATACTTTCGGTCGTACTCGTCGCGCTCCTTTTCAAGTTCGACGATGCGGGCGGCTTGCTGGTCGGCTACTTGCTGCGCCGTCAGGTTTTCATCGTCCCACTGGTTGAAGTAGTGGTTAAGCTCGTCGGCATACAGTCCGCCGTCCTCCCACCCTGAATCTGCAATGCGTTGGATAATGTCAACGGGTCTCTCCACTGCGTACCTCCTAATAGTCGATGGGGCAAGCGTTCAGCCTGCCCCGCGGTTTATGGTGGCTGCCCGTCGCGCCGCCACCGTCCGGCTGCTACCGTGTAGACTACGCGAGGGACGATTTACCGCCTGCATTCCTCCGTGTCGTTCGGCGCTGCCACCGACGATGCCACCGTGGTTCTATTATAATGCTCGCGCGTACTACACTCGCCGTTAAATTTGGCTGACTGTATATAATCTCGCAAAATAAACACAATTAGCCCGTTGGTAGATCGCTCCGTAATATCTGCGAGCGTCTGCAAGTCGCGGTATAGCCCTTCGTCAAGTCTCAAAGCAAATTGTTTCATAATCTCACCCCCTCAACGTAAAGGTTGCCTCCTCTAATACAATTCCGCCCGGTACATGCCTTGGTCTTAACTTTCCACCGGGTATCTGCAAGCCGATTTCAAATTTTTCAAACGGTATAGCGTCGCGCATATCGGCGCGCAAGCCTGCACATTTCACATGATTCACGCCGTTTATAACTTCGATGTACGTTTTCGAGCGTGGGAATTTCGCGCGCTCGAAGGTGGCTTCATGATCCCATGCACCTAAACGCGTCGGATGAATGTCAAGCCCTGCCGGTATATCGGTTCCGACCAAGTGCAAGCTGTCGGTATCGCAATATACAAACCTATCATATACGGTTTGCGCTGATCTGATGATCAGATCGCGGCTATAAGCTGTAATATAAGCACCTGCCGCCGTATACACGGGGTCGCGGTATTCCTTATCTGGTTTCATCGGGTATTGAATAACGCCGTCATCGTCTAATTGCATATACCGCCCGGTAACGTCGGGGTTTGTCGCTAGCTTGCCATACAATGAGTTAAGCATAAGCTTAGCGTTCATCCGTACTGCTCCCGTACTGTTTTCTTTTACCGCCATCCAGTAATCTATATACGGGTCAAACATTCCTTGCGCCTGATTAAAGGCGTAAGCGTCCGTCCATTCTACAACGTCAACGTAATAATGCTCAAAGAATAATTTCATGTCAATATCGGTCATGCAAATTTCAGTAGGTTCAATGATCTGCGTAACGTATTCATGTTCCGCGAAATACGGGTTTTTCTTAACTTGCAATGTGGGTAGCTTTTCGGGTTTTAATTCGCATGTACAGGTGAACCGCTGTATGTGCATACGCTCGCCGGTGTATTTACCCTCGTAATATGTAGGGTAACCCACGGGTAGCGGTTTTTTCATCTGTGCCGGGTACATGCTGTTCACGTCTAACACGATGCCCGCGCCTATGTCTTTACCTCGGTATAAAGGGTTAACAAAGGTATACCCGCCTTTGTATGCCTTGCGAATTTCTGCGTCAACTTCGAGCGGCAACACCGGGAAATACTTTTGAAATTCAAACGAGCTTTTAGCATGTTTGAGCGCGTCGGCTCCAATAGTGATCGCGGTTAGCTCCTGATCAAATTGCATTCGCAGGGCTACCGCGATAATCTGCACGTCGTGAGCGATGTATTCGCGTTCCTGTTCCGTCATTTTATAGCCAACGGGCCTATGTAGTTTGTAGTCGATTTCTAATTTTTGGTAAGATATACCGTAATCTTTTGCGATTTTATCAACACTATAAGGTAGCTTTTTATAGCTGTCTTTTATGGTTGCTTTTGTTGTACCTCGTTTTGATTTTGTAAAATAAATAGTCGATTGATAAAACTTCCGCGCGCTACTCATGAGTAGCGTTATGCCCTTTTCGCGCGCTCGTTCACACCATGTGAAACCTTGTTCTTTTAATAGATAGCTGAAAATAAATTCGCTGTCAAAACCTGCGTTATGGAAATAATATTCACCTTGATTCTTTTTCATAAATTCGACAAAACTTTGCACATCGTCACCAAACCAGATATTTCGTTCATCTTCTATTTCACAGACAGCCCACGCCCATACGCGGCAG